CTCCTAAGAGCCCTTTTTTAACCTTCCATTTCTTGGATAATGTACTTGCCGAACTTGTCATGGAACTTGTCAAAAAGTTTCAATTTAATTGCATCGAATGGTAAGTTGTAAGTGGTAAGAGCAACTTTGGCACCCATAACAACCAATTCGGTTGGGAAATTATCAATCATAAACTTAAAGAAGTTGTCTGCCATTGCATCCCAACCTTTGACTTTCTTTTGGTCCGCAGTTTGGAGTTCGTAGCACAGGCTAATAGTCAAAGAGTACATCGCAGAGATTTCTTTGATAGAACACTTTTCTACTTTACCTGCCAAAATATCTTCTGGCTTAGGCATCTGTTTAGCAACCTTGCGGTGTGCCATAAACTTAACAGCAAGACCTTCTCCGACTGCACCTGCTACCAAATCGGTAACGGTATTTTCGTCCAGGTCGTCATCGTTCAAGATATCGCTAACAAAGGACCAAGAGCGTGGAGTAGCAAACGCACGGCTTGAACCTTTTGGATCAAAGTCGTACAAGTCTTGTTTGGCAAAACCCAAATAACCTACAACCTGCTCGTGCAATTTGTTATTGGTAGCCCACTGGAGCCAGTCATCAAAGTCTGTACGCAATTCCAAATGCAAGAAACGATTAGCCAATGGGCTAGGCATACGATATGTAACGCCTTTGTCAGTTTCACGGTTACCTGCGGCAACAATGCTAACACCATCTGGCAAACGATAAGTACCTACTCGACGATTTAGAATAAGTTGATAAGCCGCCGCCTGTGTAGCAGGAGCCGCAGAGTTAAGTTCATCTAAGAACAAGATAGCAGTGGAATTTGGATCTGTAGGCAATTCTGCTGGAGGTGCCCAAGTCATTGTACCAGCATCGGCATTGTAATAGGGAATACCTTTGATGTCTGTGGGTTCCCACAGGCTCAAACGAACGTCAATAACTTCTCGCTCTTGTTCATCGCCGATCTGTTTGACGATATCTGATTTACCAATACCAGGAGCACCCCACATGAACACAGGGCGTTTGATTTTGATACACTTGCGTAGGCTACGCTTGGCTTCGTTTGGACTAACTGTACGATTGGCGCTCACTTTTTCGGACATAACTAACCTTTCTAAATAAAACAGTGGAAATTTGTTACTGTCTATATAGTATAAGCTCAGTAGGCGAAAATGTCAAGTGGTTTTTTTGGTGTTGTTTTTATGCGATTCGGCTTTGGCCCATCCATATTTTTGGACATCACCGCCGTATAAAATTAATTCGATCGCAGTTTTTTCTCTAAAAACAGTAATAGTCTTTTTTTGGATATAGTAAGGACTTTCTAAAAAATTATCCAATCTTAAAATCAATTGGCTAGTCCATTCTGTATCGTTCGGCATTTCGATTTCGTATTTGGTTAGTTCAAGCCTTTCGGATAATACCAAATATCCAGCGTCACTTAATCGCATACTATTGGCGTGGCCTGGCCTAGGATTCCTCCACCATATTTTATAATGTTTATTAACGGTTTTTAGATCTGTGGGCATTTCCAATTGACCTAATAATTGTTTGGTCAACTGCAATTTATCGATCATTGTGTAATACGCTCGCCTGTGGTAAGTTTATAAACTGAAAAATCTTGGCAATTGAACATCTTGTTTAGTTTTTCGGCAAGATTAAAGGCATGGCCGCTGTTTGAAAAACTTACTTTTTTGTATTTTGGACCTAGTTGTTGGGCAACCATACTAGTGGTTTTTAAATTAACAGGTTGCTCTTTGTAGAAAACTGCCCAAATGGCCTCTGCCTCTAAAACCTGTTCTGTTTTGTAGTTCTTTTTGCTGGTAATTTCTAATAATACTTTTGGCTTAGGGCGACTCATTATGCGTATCTCCAAATATATACGCATATATTTATGCTAAAAAACTAAAATGCGCCGCCGTCCATATTGACCTGTAAACTCTCTGGAGTCTGTGCTTGACTAATAACTTTGTCTAATTCTCCACTTAGGCGTGTCATAACAATGGCTAAACTATCTGCCAGTGCTTGTGCATCTTTTAGGTCTAAAACTAACTGTTTTTGATTACTTTTGACTGCGATTCGAGCCTTATTTAGGTAATCTTCAATGGGTAATGTATTCAATGGTTTCATTGCTTGCTCACAGTATTAAGTACAGCTCGCATTTCTGCTTCTGTTTTGAACGGACCTTGGTATGGATATCGCTCTAATGTAATTAGCTTTGGACAGAAACTCTTAACCCAGCCTTTGCGGAATTGAATAACATAGTAACCGGCACAGTAAAGACTTTTGCTCTTTGAGCTTTTGGCATATATTGGTAAACGTTTTATAATATTGTATACCGGATTGTGCGGCCTACTTGAACAAGGATAATCATAAATTGCATTATCCACTGATGACTTTGCCTGTAGTTTGCTAGTCTGCTTAGATCTTTCTTCTAGCTGGTCAATACCAAAGTAGTTCTTAACTTCTCCTAGATCTCGGATTTCAATCTTGTTACCTTTACAAAAAAAACTATAACCTTTCTTTTCTTTGTTCAAAGTACCTAGTCTACTGCCGTTATTTTCTACTATCCAAGATTTGTTTGGAACTAATACCTTAGTTGTTGCACTCATTTAAATACCTCGCATTTAGTGGTTCTGCATAACTTTGCACCTGCTCACTGACCTTTTGAAGATCGTATTCGGCACAGAGTTTTAACAATCGGATACCCACTTGCGAAATATTTTTATTTGCACCAACGGCAGTATCGATTGTTTCTTTTATAATTGTTTTAATTTCGTCTGGTTGCGCAGTTAGATCACACAGTTTAACATTACGAGTATAGTCATCTAATACACGATGTTCTATACCTTCGTGGTCGGTCCAACGTTGCAACATCATGTTGTTCCAATTGTACCCCTTGGTTCCTCTGTCAGCAAAGTCTTCACGGAGACCAATTTTATTCTTTGTGCCTTTCTCACGTACTCCCGGATAAGCACTAAAGATGTTGTCGCTTGTGTCTCCACGCATACACTTCTCAAATAGCAACCAGGATGGATCCGGAGCCGCTTTGACTTGTTTAGTTTTCTTATCAATGACAGGTTTACCTTTTTCATCGAAGTATCCCTCGTGTGTAGTTGTTACACCCATTACACCGTTGTACTGCCGAACATTTGGAGCAATAAGTTGTGCAAAATCTCCGTCTGTGCTAATAATAACATGATTGTCATTTGGATGTGCTTGAATAAAGCCAGCAATCAAATCATCTGCTTCAAGCTGAGGGTGATGTAATACTGTACAATTAGTCTTTTCAATGATGAAATCTTTAAATTGATCAAACGTTTCCCAAAAGACTTTTTCTTCTTCTGCCTCTTTGGCAGTATGTGCGGCACGAGCATCACTGCGATTACGCTTATACGGCTCGTAATGATCCTTACGCCAAGAACGACCTTCAAGACAGAATATAACATGGGCACCGTTAAAGTCTCTCCATGCCTTGCGAACAGAATTAAGAATGATCTGTAAACTCATTCCAACTTTTTCACTAGCGTCACCTCTTACAACATGACGAGCACGGAAAAATGTGTTTGCTGTGTCTACTAAAATATATGTCATTATGCGAAAGGTCTAATTAAGTTGTTAGGGCCAAGGAATCGTTGTTTAGTTTCAAATTTCATAAACATAATATCTAATTGGATTAGTGTTTCTTCACCTCTGTGAATTTCAAAAACATCAATGGGTACAAAATTACGTTGTTTAAAAAAATCTAAGTAGTCTTGTATATTTGGTGCACCTTCATTATAACATACAATTGGGCATTCTGTATAGATCATATCGACTTGATCTAGAAAACTTGCACCAGATAAGATATCCAATTCAGAGCCTTGGGTATCTATTTTAATAAAATTTGGAATAGGTAAGTTATGTTCTTTTACCAAATTATCTAATGTAGTACATGGCAACCGTATACTGCCTTGATTATCGTAGTGTGCGGTAGTTTCTTTGTAGTAGCTGTCACCGGTATTGGTTCCGTTAAAAAATTCTACATATTCTCGACCTGGATTACTCAATACAGTATTAAATGCAGTAAATCCTGTATTTGCTAAAACTTCTGCATACGCAGGATTTGCTTCAAACAATATAAAATCACTAGCCGGCAATACTCGTTTGAGTTCTCGGCTCCAGTTACCGTTCCATGCACCTATGTCATAGACAGTATTGATGGCTATCCCAGCCTGGCTCATTCGTTGTACAAAATTTAATAAACTCATTAACTGATCTCTGCTTTTCCGTTGCCTAGACTGCTAACATTAATATACCCGGCGCCTCGTCGATCCATATTAACCCCTGTTTCCTCGCCAATATTGCGGCATAGATCTTGGAACCATTGATCAACAATTGATTCTTCAGTATCCCCTACATATCCTGCTTGCTTTAATTGTACTATAAAATACTCATTCCAGTCAAGCTCAAAAAATCCATTTCTAACATTTTCTGGATTAACGTGTGTATCTAACACACCAACCCATGGTTCTTTTTTTGCTGTAGCTTCTTCTTTGGTAGTGGGTTTGATTTCTTTGGTGTATTTTTCAGCTTCTTTTTTTGCACCAAACGAGCCTGCCCAATCTTTTATTTTTTTAAGCATATTATGTCCTTGTCAATTGCCATTTTGTAAATTCAAATTTATCTAGCCAATAGTCTACCGGAATAGGATCACCAGGACCAGTCAGCCAATTTTGAGCGTAGTACGCTTTTTTACCCCATAGCGGCTTGCCACTCAAAAAGCATTTTTTTGGAAGCCAGCATAGTTTTAAATGCCAGCCTTTGGCTCTACCTAATCCCCAATCTTCTGACGGAGGTGAACATTGTGGTTCGTCACTCATTCTACTTAGTCCCATTTTCTTCTTTGCATAAAACCCAGGCATCAGGTTCCCCATTCGTTCTTGAACAGTGGCACTTGTAGTCGATCACTGTACCGCCATCCTTTTCGCATTGCCATCTCTGCCACTGATCGATTATTAAGAGTGTACACCCGCTCAACACCACCAACAGGCATAACATACACAGGACCTTTAAACCCTGCCGCACGATATTCTTCAACTGCTCGATCTGCATCTACAAGGTCCTCTTCTGTTGCTACAACAAACTTCAAATATGTATAACCTACTTCTTCATAGGCACATACTACTTCTGGTTTAATAGCATCGGCCCATGGCTCGCCTGAACAAGGTAGTTTTGCGCTAACACTGAATGTTAATGCATTACGCCCTCTATCTTTGCGTCCTAATGACCAATTTAACAAATATTGTCTAAAGTCTTTTGTTAAACGCATTGAACCATTAGTTTCAAATGTAATTTCTTTTAATGACTGCATCTTAGGATGCGACAACAAATCTGGATATTGCTTCTGCCAGCCTAGCAATGGCTCACCACCTGTAATAACCAAATGCTCATCACGCCACTCACCGTGCGGTAGCATTTCCATAATGCGTTCTACAATACCGTCAGTTTCAACCAGTGGACTAAGTTCTTTAAAACGAGGATCCCAACTAGCATAGCTGTCACAACCTGTGCTTACTAGTGGTAAATCTTCATACTTATTAAACATATGAGCAACTTCGGCAATTTCGTTTGCTTCTTCGCTTAATTCTCCGCGAGGCATACCAAAGCCTTGACATTTAAAATTACATCCAAATGTACGCAAGAAAACAGAAGGAACGCCCATATAGCGACCTTCGCCTTGTATGCTGTAAAATAATTCAGCTAATTTAATTTTACTCATCGTCTCTATCTTTCACATATGTTTCTACTAATCTAACTGCTTCGTCTAATGACATGGCATATACTTCAAATGTAGCAATACCATCTTTAACCCGTATATCGAACGGAATAACACCCCTTGGTAACCAATTTGGTTCTACAGGTTGTGTGACTTCAAATTTCTGCATAGCTTTCATTTTTTCAAATAGCTTATCTGCAATATCTTTAGCTGTTGACATTTTCGCCTTTCAATGAGTCTATAATGACTCTTCTTTCTCTAGTATACGCTTGTTTCTGTACAAAGTCAACAAATTGTTCTGCCGACATTGTGCGAGATTTTTTAGCCAGATTATCTATTGCCCTAAAATAATATCTACGTCTAGCGGCTTTGGTAATACCTTTTTTATCTTCTATAGCAAATTGGAAAGTGCGCTTCAATGCCTCTGCGGCTTCTGAAGGTTTACCATGCCATTCTACATCACCGTCTTGTGTAATAATCAGTACTGGGTCATTGGAGGTGTTGTTAAATTGAATGCTGTTCTTAGTGCCTATATTACTAATACCCAATCCCGTTCCAATAGTATTATAACCTGCTTGGTATCCAATAGCAGTATTATACAGTCCACTGTTAGTCCAGTGTGCGCTATACCCTAATGCTGTATTTTGGCCAGTAACTTGTACTAGACCACGGCCTTTGAATTTAAATTCAACGGGCTTAATCTGCTCGATAGTTCGACGACTTATAGTTCCCTTTGCCCGGGATCGTATTTCTGACGCCCCCGACAGGATCTTCGACGTCGCCTTTTCTACGGGGAATAAGGTGGATATGAGGCCAGTTAACAGTTTGACCTGCACTTGGGCCATAGTTAAGTCCCACATTGAAACCGTCCCATTCTCCGGCTTCCACCATGCCTTTACCGTATCTAACAGCATCTTCAAACGCATCACTTAAAACTCCTAAGGTGTTATATTTAGGCACATACAATAAATGGCCCTGTGTACAAGGATATTTGTCCTTGAATACTTTTACATGGTAATCTTCGGCAACTAGTTCTGTCCACGGAGCCTCGCTGTCCTCAATGTCGTCCGGAATACCGTTGAATATTTTATTCATTCTAGTATCTCATTAAATCTCTGCAAGAAACTTTCTAGATAACAGCTATATTCTTGAGGATTCTTTGCATTTTCTTTAATATAGTGGACCCAGGTATGCCCTTCTAATTCTACAGTCTGTATTACGTGGAATACATCTCTGTCATTGCCACGCCATTTGCTTCCTTGTTTAGGTAGTTTGTTCATATATTGTTGACCATTTCTTAAGTTTATCAATTTTGGCTTTTGATGCTTTTTCAATGTTTGTCCAAGATATAATATCCATCTCTTGAAGAATTTCAATCATAGCATACAAGTCGCCTAATTCTTCTTCCAAGTGCTCTCTATTAGTTTTTGATTTACCTGGCTTATAATTATCTATGCCAAAGCGACTAATTTTACTTACCGCTTGTATTACTTCGGCACATTCTTCTTGGAGAATATCCATTACTTCTTTTTCTTGATCTGTCATTTTATTTTATACCTATAATTAAAAATCTTGTAAATTTCCAGTTTGGATATACAAAGTCCTTACTACCTTCAAAAACATATTCTGTTAATGGATATGCCTTTTTAAATTCCTCTATAGAATTAGTTGTGACATAATGATCGTCATGTGGCATGTTATTACCCTGTAACACTACCCTAGTACCTTTAGGTATTCGATCAAACCATTCGTGGCTTTCAAAATGCTCTGTGCTGGTGTTGATGATCAAATCGCCGAACTGTCCTTCGTAGAGGTTACAATCTTGTGTAAATGCTTTGAATCTCCATTCCTGCCACACCCAGTTTTCGTTAAGCATATCGGCAACAGGCTGGCAACTAGGGTCTATATCTAAACTTCTAATCTTGTCTACCTGAAAGTTTCCTCTGCTTAACAATAAAAACCCTAATACACCGTACCAACCGCCGTATATATAAGTTAGATTACTAGACCAATTCGTGCGTTCTAATTCTTCACATAGCCAAATTTTACTGCTTATTTGCCCGCTACTAAACGCATCCTTATTGATCATTAACGAGGTCATTTTGACCACCATTCTTCATAGGGAAATTCAATCCACACATCGTCTTCTGCTTTATTAACTTCCATACCACTGTAATCCATGCTAACACTACTCTTACTGGAAAGATTATCTACCACCACTGCAAATCTTACATTGTTGTTCCAGACCGTGTTCCATTTGGGATCTTCTGGTAACGCACTGTTCATCCAGTCCTTTATGATCCAATTTATAGTAGACCCTGTGTCGTTAATATCGTCAACAATAAGAATATTTTTACCTGCATACGCATCAGATGCCATGCCTAAATTACTAACACAATCGCCGCCATCACGTAGGCTAACATCTAAACTGTTCATAGGAACATTGAGCCAATGGCTGATCATTACAGCGGGTAACAATCCGCCTCTAGTAATACCAACTACATAATCAGGTTTCCACTGACTAAATGTAAGATCACGACAGATCTTACTTAACAAAAATTTATATTCAGGAAATTTAATTACATTTTTATTCATGCATATTCCTTAAACATATGTTTGCGGCCTTCTTCACCTAGCTCATTATCGAATATATCTTTAACAGTAACCATCATAGCACTGGCCATCATTAAAAGATCATGCCGATCATCACACATCATAATTTGTCGTTCTATCGGCTCCATTAATTCAGACATACGTTTTGCTACTGCATCATTATCCATTTTTAGCCCTTTCAGCTAGATATTGTTTGTTGTTAACCCATTTGTTATTGACAAAGAATCCCCACTCTCGAGTTTGTGGACCAGGCATAAACAACGTCCATGCCGTTACTCCTTCTGCCAATTCAATGCGATGGTAGCTGGTTGGCTTACAAATACGGAAGTGTCCCGGCCCACGCCAGTAGCGAGTCTCACCAACTTTATCTCCTGTATATGGATTAAAAGTTGGAACCCATTCGTAATAGCCACCTTTGAGAATTAGTGTAACATATGGCCATGGATGATCATGTACATCGTCTGGATCGCCTTTTAAAAATTTGTGTAGAAATACGTTGAACGGAAACTTCTTCCTATCTTTAAGGAACAAATAATAACGTTCTAAGTATGGTTGGTTATTAACACGATCCATAATAATGATCTTGCGACCACAGCGTTCTAACCAATTTAAAAATCGGCTCATTCTTCTTCCTTGAAATCAATAACATTACCATCGGCATCTGCACAGATAATGCGTACAGTATTACCTGATTCATCTTGAATTTCAATAGGACCCCAAATCCACCATTCGGTTTCGTCTTGGTACCATTCACCTTCATCTTCTAGATCATAGATACTATTCTCGTCGATGAACTCTTGAAGCTCTTCTTCCTCTTCTTCTGTAAGGCCGTCGAATTCTACATCGTACCAGCAACCGCCATCATCCATACTAACTAATTCAACACTTTCAATATTGTTGATTTCACAGTCTAGCATATTGATGCTATCCTTCTTGCCATCGCCGCCCGGCACTTCTGTAAATTCAAACTCCGGAGGATTGTCATCTGATGTTTCTACAGTCCATTCCCCCCAACGGAATCCGTTGGTAACAGTAATTTTACCTGTTCCTTCACGTTGAGTCCAGAATTCAACTTCTTGTACATTTTTCTTATAATGAGTTTTAACAGTCCAGATAGCCATTATTTTTTCTCCTTTGTACCATTAACTTGATCGCCGAGTTCTGCCACAATCTTTTCTAACTCTGCAATACTTTCATCAAAGTTTTCTTCGTTAAATGCAGTAGTAAGAGCACCTGCAACAGTATCTAAATGTAATCCGAAATCAGTACCATCGTCTGGGTCGCTAGCAAGTCCTTGCCATTCTTTGATCTTGAGTTCATCGACAGTGTTATAATCTTCTTCTTCGGTCCATGCGCTGACCCAACGTTCGCCAGTCCATTTAGCCTGATGTGTGTACGCACTCTTGCCTGGTACTTTGATCATATAAACGCCAACACGGGCTGGTTTAACTTTCTTTGGAAACCAAGGTGTCATTTCATATTCAATGTCATCCATATTTGAATACTTTTCCCACTTACCTGTTTCTTTGTTTGAGTGAGCAATATAAAACCCAAATTCAGAACTCTTGCCAGAAGTGTCACCACCCCAATTGTCAATTTGTTCACCGTCATAGGTTACGGAATTAATAAGTTCTTCACCATCAATTTCATCGTAACCTAAAGTTAATTTAGTAATATCGAATGGAGCGGTAAGAGGTAGCTCAGCTTCAAAGAAAGTACCCTTTTCGTTACTGCAACCTATAAAGACTACAGTACCGGCTGGTTTTTCATCAATCCACACTTCTTCACCACCACCCCATTCGGGTTCGTCTTCTTCGCCGCCTGTGATGCTTTCTAGGCTACGCTCGTAAATAACATCGCCATTCTCATCTTCAATTTGAAGTGTACCAGCACCTCGATTTACACCATGAGCATGTCCCATGTCATCACACTCGTACCAACTACCTGGTGGAAATGGTTCCATATCTTCAGGAATGTTATTTTCTTCAGAATAGTCACTATCCCAGCAATAATCCATTAGGTCAAGTCTGCGAGCTTTGAAGTAATCATAAATCTTACGATCTACAGTACCCATAACCTTTTCGCCACCGTAACCCCACATGCTAATTTTGTATGTGCGTGGTGTAAATTTGAGAACTTCGATCAGTTTCTCTTTTTCTTCTTTAGTTGCCATAGTTATTCCTTATTCAAAAGTTTTTGTTTTATGAAATGTTTTAAAAAATCCGCCGAATGCGTAACTTTTCATCGAGCGCATCTGTTGTTTCCAGATTGCGTATATAGAGTCATCTACAGGTTTAACATCCGATTTAAAATTATTAGTTTCAAACGGAATTAACTGTAAAAGAGGTTCTCCTCTTTTAAACTCAATATAGGATCCTTGTTTTGCACTTATAATAAAATTTACATCTGCAATAAATGGTCCTACATCCATTGAACCATCGTACACTTTGTACAAATTATTAAACTGGTATTTAGGTTCTGTTACTAATACAGATAAATTATCTTCTGATTGGATACGCCATGGCGATCTAAATTTTAAAAACATTGGCGCATGACCTTCGGGAAATGTAAACCCTCTGCTGGCAGACAACGGAAATATATCTAAAAAATCATCTCCGTTGGAAGATTCGAATCCAACTCCTTTGTCTGGATCGGTTAGATCGACATAAAAATCACACCATGCTGGGATCATATATCCTAATTTTAGTATGTCATGAATTCCAGGGCATACTTTCATTGTGGGATTATTAATATGACTAGGTTTATGTTCATCCATTTTAGATGACATAGCCTTATACCAGGTAGGCATACATTCACTAGCAGGCTGAGGGTGCGGAATGGCACCAATATTTTCAGCATCTGTAATAAACGATAATTTTTTCATCGTGGTGCAAACTCTTGTTGCAGTTTAATGTTATCGAAAAACTCTTTCTTAGTAGCAGGATCTGTATTAAAAGAACCTTTGAGTACAGTAGTTTGAGTTAATGAGCTATGTGCCATAATGCCGCGATTCTCGCAACATCCGTGAACTGCTTGAATGTAGACTGCTACGTTTTCTGAGTCAGTAGCTCGGCTAATTTCGCGGGCAATGTCATTACAAAGTTCCTCCTGGAGAGTACCTCGTCTTGCACACCACTGGGCAATACGTGTGTATTTGCTGAGTCCAATAAGTTTCTGTGCCGCAATAATACCAATATAAGCAACACCAGAAACAGGTTGGTGATGATGACTGCACATACTACGCAACTCACTACGTACAACCAACATACCTTCGTAGCGGTCCTGCGTGTCGTTTGGAAATGCTGTTGCGTCTGGTGCTGGTTCATATCTTCCTGCCATTATTTCATTAAAGTACATCTTGGCCAGTCGGCGAGCAGTACCTTTACTATTAGGATCGTTCTCACGATCGATTAAAAGTGCATCTAGTACACCTTCAAATGCTTTGGTTGCTTCATTAATAAGCCATTCTTTGTCGAAGTCGTCTTTAACGTACTCGCTAATATTATCGCCAGCCCAAAACCGTTTGCCTTCACGTTTCATTCTAGCACGAATAGCGCCATGAAGATATCCTTCTTCGTAGCCTTTGTCGCTCATTTTCATTGCGGCATCTTCGTATCCAGGATGGTACGGTGCTTCTTCTACTAATTTTTTACTATCTGTCAATTTATATTACTCCGATGTTAAGGCAGAGGATTGCCGTATGTTTTATTTTACAATATTATTTAGAATCAGTCAACCTAAGCAAAGTATTTTTCTTTACTGCGGCATCCAATACATTCAGTTGTATAGCGTGATCCTCTGCAATTTTGAGCAGAGCGGCTGTATCTTTAGGAAAACATGCTCCGCCAAACCCAAATGATTGATCTGGACCAGGAACTTTTAAATGACTACTACCTATTCGACAATCAGTTGACGCCATAGCCATCACTTGTTTATAGTCAATGCCCATTTTGGTGCAGAGTTGATATAGCTCGTTCATCCAAACAACTTTAGTAGCAAGGAATGTATTAATGGTATATTTGGCCATAGCGGCTTCAGCAATAGTACAATGATGTATTACTTCCAAATTACGCTGACCTAATTTAATAACTTCTTCGGCTTGATTGCGATATGCCTGTATTCGCCCTCCGACAAATGCAAATGTTCCATTAATATAATCATGAGTAGCAGTAGCCGCAACTAGAAATTCAGGGGCGTGTACTAGATTAGGATATTTGTCGTTTAGTTGTGTGTAAACTTCTGGACTAGCAGTACATTTACTAATAATAACACCAGTAAAATCTTGTAGACATTCTAATACACTTTCTAAAATACTAGTGTCGCAACGTCCATCATCACCTTGGGGACTAGGAACGCATATAAAGATAGCTTCGCAGTCTTTTAGATCTTTAAATTGATGTGTGCTTCTAGTAGGATCTGTGTCTACACAAATTAGATTACACCAATCCTGCATAGCATATTGTATGGCCCCGCCAACAAACCCAATTCCTACAATACCAATTTTTGGTTCAATCATTTAACCCTCTTTAATAATTCTGTAGCACTAAAGAAGTGCTTGGTTAGGTCTGCCGTTTGATTTTTTAATTGCGGCAACCTTGTATGGTAATAATCCATATGACTCATAATAGCACGACACAGGTCGGGTCTGTACACGTTATAGGAATCCCAACTTTCAGTCCATTTGCTTGGATACTTAAATGTATCGTAATACATTTCTGTATAACTCAATCGATCCGGAACCATAGGAATAGCATCTACTATGGCACCTTCGTAACAGCTAATTCCTAGCGTTTCTTGCAGATTGGCACTAAACACTAGTTTAGCTTCTCCTAGTAAATTATGATATTCATTTTTAGTTAATTGATGATCTTGGCATACAACAAATTCGTATTGAGGTAAGTGTGTTTTAAGATCTCTAAAAATGTCAACTTGTTTTTCTGGAGCGATGCGATGTGGGAATAAGATAAGATTACGTTTTTTCATACCTTTGTATGAAAGCAAAGTATCTTCCATATACTCCATGGGCCAACCTGTGCGTACAATGTTTGGATATTCGCCATTGCGAATTTCGTTGAGTGTTTCTTCAAACCACGGATTTTCCGTGGGGTAATCGTTTAAAAGATTACGGTAAAACAAGTCAATATGAAATTCTGTAGCAAAGTAGTTGTGATCAAATGCATGGAAGAAACTCTTCTCAGCATGTCTAACCCAAGGCTTATTGCCAACTAAGCGTCCGAGAAAGTCTTGAGGGTCATAACTGCCGGCATGCCATAATCCGTGAGTGGTTACTGGAATGCCCAGCAACTCACTCATGTACTTTAAGTTGACGATACCAGGATGCCAAGCATCAGTAAACAAAAAGTGATCGCCGGGATGAACGGCTCCGTCGCAAAATAAACGGCCCATCTGCTCAACTTGACTAGCTTTATATATATTAGTCCCGCCAAAATTGAGAAAAGCGCCTGGAGTGGTAGCACTAGGAATATCCGTAGGGCCAGAGATAATTTGAACATTGTGACCTGCCTTTCGTAAGAGAGCAGGTACATGAGTCTTCCATTGACCCGTGTACCTTGTTTCAACACTTTCTAAATCAATTAGAAATATATTAGACATTAATGTCCTTGACGTGCTCGATATTCTCTTCGAGCCTTACGTTCAAAATACTCTTGTTCCCGTTGAAAGGACTTATATGCCTGGGATCTGTATAGATCCTTTGGGTCATAGTGGATAAGATTAAAACGGCAATAGTCTAACCATGCGTCCAAATCATCAAAGATTTTAGAAACCTCAGGCTTGAGGCGAAGAGTTTTAGTAATATAGGCAGGAAGTGCCATAGTATATTTCCTTATTAATATTTGATAAAAGAACCATTTTCTCCGTCTTCGGAGACCTCAATCCACACCTCACGGCTAGGATACTTTAGTGCGATGATGTTATATAAGTCATCTGACATCATCTCACAACTCTTGTAGTCAAGGCTTAAAACGGAACCTTGACCATTATACAGCGACTCGAGCCATCGTTTGAACTGGATGAACTCGATGTCCCTGTCATTATGTTGCACACCGATCCACACCCTGAAATGAAAGATGTGGCGATGAGGGTGACCCAAAAACGATACATCATATTCATCTCCTGTTGCTAACGCAGGATCTGTTAGTGCCGCTGGATAACAATGAATGCCTTCTTTGCGGAAAGTTACCCAGATCATTTTGTTAGGTCTAATATCTTGTCTAATAATCATTTAATAATTTCGTCTTTGCCATATTGATCCCAACTAGTAAACTTATCTCTACTAAGTAGGTCATGGAGGTTATGGCACCACACTCCGTGATTTGTTGCCTTAAAATCTTTGTCATCTATTTTAAGTGTAGCATTATATCCTAGCTGTTGTAAATAGGGCAGTTTAACCGAAATCTGCGGAATAAACTTTCTATTTTCTACTAGAGCACTTTCGAGTACTCCTTCAACAACACTCACATCAAAATCAAGTGTACACCAAAAATCTTCACTCAGGCAGGACTCAATCATTTCTTCCCATGGACGCCAACTTTCGGCATCATTAGTATCTAATTTAGGAAAGCTCTGATTAGCACCAAAGTATATATGAGTACACTCAGTATCTTTAGCAATGTTAATAATATTTTGGTCGTGTTGTACACCTACAACAAATAATGTTTTCATTCCGTAAGCAGGAGTATGTTCAATTTCTACTCCTGTAAAAAACATTATATCTTCTGTTACGCCAGTAGTATAATCACGCTTCATTATTGCTCTTTGATTGTTGATGTTTAAATTCTCGTTTAAGCCAATATTTGTACCGTTCCCAGTACTCTTTTATTGTATAGGGATTTTCCTTAAAAGTCAAGTGTTCTTCAGAATTTTCATACCAAATTTCTTGAACCCATAAACGAAATTTTGATGTTTTCATTATTGGGCAATCTCTTCTTCAAGAGCTCTGAGGTCGTCATCGTCTGGATTGGCTAGATCAATCTCATCTGCACTCTTAACGGCTTCGACTTCAAACAAACTGTTAAATGTATTTTGGGCAGGACCACCTTGTAAGCGAGCACCTTCTAACGACTTCAAGAATGGCATTGCCTGTTCAATCATAGCAAATGCTTCATCTTTAGTTTTGGTTTCAAACAACTCACCTACAAAACGATCAAAGTAAAGGATCTTGCGAGGAACCCAATCGCTGAACTCTACTTCTTTTTTACCTTCAAGTCCCCACATGCGCCAATCTGGCTTGTATTTGGCAACTTCAATATCCATTAGTTGTTGAGCACGTTGAACTGCTTTAATATGACATTCTACATTATGGCCCATCATCAGTGCGTAGGCAAAACTATCCCACGAAGTCTTACCTTCTTTCTTAATTTTATTCAACATACCCGGAGCATACCAACAGATATCGCCCATTGTTAATCTGCTTCCGAATTCACTTTCGAATGGGAATGGGATGTCTGATTTTGATAGTGCTTTGTTATCTGGCGCCTTGTCCATAATAACGCTCCACCTTTTGTTGGTGTGTTGTGCGTTGGTGTAGACAAGTCCGTGCGCTGTTGCGATAAACGGTGAGGCGCAGTCAAAAGATAGGGTAAAGTCTTCATTGATGTGTTTCCTGATTTGACGTTGTATTGATGTTAAGTAGCATGACCAGTCTAATTGAGCAGTACCCAAAAAGTGCATCCAGTTCTTGCCTTTGATCAAATTATCTTCACGTAAGGTCATTAGACGTTTAAGAGTAATGTCCATCTTACACATATTAGCGCCACCCATGGCCCAGCCTTCTGCTTCCTTGCCAGCATACTTGCCATTAGGGTCACTAAATTCTTTTACACCTTGGTACCACTTTTCAGCAGTATCCCAATCGCCGCCTTGTAACACATTGAGCCATTTAGTTTGGCCTAGACGATTTTGTAGGAAATAGTCGTTGTTAAATCTTGTCTTATCTAGACAATCTTCAAATGTTTTTAATCCAGTCTTTGGACTATGGATATGGTCACAGGCCCAGGTAGGCACGTCTAACATCATTGACCAATCAGCAGTTAATTCTAACCACTCTAAAATCTTTTGACGAGTCTTGTTAGCTTCTGCACCTTCAAAGTTTAACCAATCAAATTTAAGAACACCTTTACCAATTTGGTAACCACCTGAGTCGCCTAAGATCATTGTTTGACCACGATCACGCTGTTGAATCATCGACTCTTGTGTAAGACTTTTATTAAGATCTAATTGTGCATGTCCTGCTGAATACAGAGCATACTTATAGGTGAAATATCCTTGTTCTGGATTTAAGAAGTTCATACCTTCAATGCCACGATCAAACCCTGCTGGAATACGATCATTAGGTACAAATTCTTCTAGTCGCTGTTTAGCAACATAGGTGCTATAAAAACTACTAATAGCTGGCAAATAGACAGCGTAGTCTTTCTGTAACGGGCTTAGATTAACTGGTGGTTTCTTCATGTTCTCTCGATAGGTGTACTGTTATTTTTAATTGCTCTTTGGCTTTATTTAGGTTTTTTAATGCTAAGTCTATAGCAGGATGCTCTTTTGCTAATTCTGCCATTTCCTTTTCTTCCTCCATTTGCCGCCGAACCCAATCAATTGCTTCTTCAGCAACCCCATTGAGTCCTACAGTGGCATTTGGCATGTTTAATGTAACCCAATAATTTCCATCGTATACTTCCATAGTCTGATTAGTGGTGTTAAAACGCAAGTTCCCAACACCCTGGCTTCCGCTATAGTTGTTAATATAGTTACTGGCGGAGCCGCCAAGCACACTCATGTAACGTCCAGAAGCATGGATACCGTTTATCATGCCTGTGCTGGAATAATGTATTTGTAGGTAGCAATACCGCTATCTAAAACAATCTGCATAGCACCTTCATTACTAAAACCAATCTTAGCATTGTTGGCATCTGCAATTTTAAGGATACTTAAAACACTGGCTACAGGCCAAGTCCATGCTTTATTTAGGTTTCCGCCTACACCTTGTGCAAAAACAAATTCACCGCCGTGTGTACTTTGGTCACCAAAAATGAATTTTAAATTACCATTTTCAGTTTTAGCTAAAAATGTTGTGTGTTCATTGTTAGCGGTTGCTTGGAAATTAAAACGTTGAATAGCCTGTACAGTTGGCGCAACTTCTACATCCCACTTAACTCCGCGGAATTTAACTGTTTTGAGTTTTTCATTAATAATCTCAGTGTTCATAAAACGATAGTCGTTTTTAAAATCACCTGTAGCATTTTCAAAATGTAAACCCACTGGGATTTCATCCCCGTTGCGTTCTGCTTTTACTATTTCAATTGACGCACCTTCTTTATATTCTGGGCAGTCCAAATGGAATTTTAATTTATTAAGTTGCGGCATACCAAACACACCGATCATATCTGGGTATGGTCCGCTGGTTTCTGCCTGCATAATAACACTACGGTCATCTGCCATAGAGTCGATTGCTGTTTTTGTCTCGTCTCCTGTGATCTTGACAATATTTAGAAAGCCGAGATTGTGAGTATGAGATACGATGTCTTTTAGTAAGTCTTGCATGTTAAAGTCCTTTTTATAAGTATATTTAGAAAATTGGTTAGTGTCAAGTTAATTTTACTCAAAACTAAACAAACTGCCGAAAGTATTATTTTGTGTTGTTGACTCTAGGTCCCATTCCAACACTCCAATAAGGTTTTCTAACTTATTGTTAATAATAGTTGCTTCCATTTCACCGTGGTCAAACGGTAGTTCTTGAAACCACTTTGGTAAACGCATTTCGTCTACCGGGTATGCTACTGAAGTGTATCCTAACGGATTATCCTTCATTTTACAAACGATCACTTTCATACCGTCGACGATCTGTTGACTGTACTTGTCACTGTTCATACGTTTTAAGGTATTCCAGTTAATACTAGCACGAACATGTCCGGGCATATTGGCCTTGCCTTGTTTCTTTTCTTTGGCCTCGTACTCAGTGATGTTATTGGCACGTTTTGGACTGCCCTTCTCCCATCCTGGTCTATTCTTAAACTCAGTTCGGAATACACTGATCATGTCGAGAATTTCTTCTTCTTCGCTACCATTAAGCACCTTAGTTAACACTTCTTCCAAAAACTTCTGCATAAATTCTGGAGTATCTGAACGCTTCAAATCCAGGCCCATGGCCTTGATCTTTCCTGGCTTGCCGTCGATGTCACTACGCTTGCCTTCTTTGTCATAGTACAGTACAGCATAACGCTTCTTGGTAATGAACAGGCCCTTGCTGGCTACAATTTCTCGACCTGCCTTAATAACTTCACCTCTGCTTTTAGGTACATGGAATGCATCTAACATATATTGAGGGAATGTAGAGTTTACTTCTTCTGCAATAGTATCGTAAAGTTGAACTACCGAATCTTTGTCCCAAGGGATTTCTTTCTTTTCTATTTCTTTTCGGAGAGTACTAAAAGCACTAAAATAAGCACTGTCAGTGTCACCGTATATAATAGATTTGCCCACATGGTTATATTCTCCAGTAATAACTTCGTTTATTTTACCGGCCATGTGACGAGCAATGCATCGCCCAGTAAGTGTGGTTGACTGACCAATACGATTGTCGAAAAAACGGCAACCAGCATTAAGAATAGCACCATAGAGGCTGTTGAGGTTAATCTTTTTAACAAGTTGTCTTTTATCCCAGTACTCTTCTTCAATTTTATTCTCCGCGGCAATTGCCTCTTTAAGTTTCTTCTGCATGTCCTTACGTTCACTGTACCAACGTTTTAGTAAACCAGGAATAATGCCTTCGTATTCATATGTAAATATTGTACCATTGGCACTGAGCATCCAGGGTTGGTTGCTTTCAAAGATCATGTCATAGATTTGAGCACCGCTTAGTACATCAGTTGAGCCAGTTTCCCAATCAACAATAATGTCATTGACTTTGTCTTTGTTCATGACAAATTCATATTCATTGGTACCAAACTTTCCTTCCCAAGCGGCCGCAAAGCTGTTGCCTTTGGCAATCTTTGCTTCAATCTCTTCTTTGGTATATTGTGGACGCAACTGCCCAATAATAGTTTCTGGACCCATGTTGAGCGCACGAATAGCTGACGGATACAGACTGTTAATATCCATTGATCCAATCCAGTCATGTAAGCCTTTCTTAGGATAGGCAACATAAGCACCTGCGGCCTGTGTGTCAGTTAAGTCATCTCTATTTTTACGAGTAGGCACAATCATGCCTCTATGGTGTGCTTCATTAATAATAGCCTGTTCAGTAACAGCCACAGCACCCATTGTAGTTTGAATCAGCACTGTATTTTCATGAGCAACAGTATTAGCCAGGTCGATAAATTTTAATTTCTTGTCTAACTTATCTAGAAGCGCACAGTCTTGTCTGTTATATTCGATAAACTTACGGAAGTCATTATTGTACAGTTGATCAAGTGTACCTTCATACTGTGTTTTAGTTTCACCTAATTCGTATTCAGCAATCGCATCTAGGCGATAACTATGGCGTTCTTCATAGGTATACTTGCGATATAGTTCTAGACTGTCAACGTGTACACGACCAATGAGGTCATATGTAACAGCCTGCTTCCCGTATTTTTCATATTCACGTTTCTTAGGAAACTGATCCCATAGACAAAATTTACGAGTATCGTCTTTGCTCAGTGCTTTGATGACACGGTTGACAGTATAGGGAATATCGAATCCTTCACTGTTCCAACCACTTAGTACATCAGCATCTTCGATCAATGTCAGGAATGTTTCTAACATTTCTGCTTCTGTTTCAAATAAGATAGTGTTAGGAAAATCTTTGACCATTTCCTTGGCATCTTCCATACTAACTTTCTTTGGAGGTACTGCAAGACATACTAGTGTATCCATCCATTGTAGGTGAACAGCAATTGCAGTGATTGGCATGAACGCATCTTCCGGCGATGCATAACCACGTTCTGGATCAAAGTCCACCTCAATATCGAAAAACGCTACATTTAGTTTTGGAGCATCTTTGCCTAGGTAGTTATCTTCGAGACAACGGAACACTGGCTTGATGTCGCTTTCAAACAATCTCTGATTGCTGTGAATGCGTAGTTCTTTTTGGAATTCTTTATTGTTCTTACAGGTGATTCGCGATAAGCCTTCACCGTGGATTGATTTATATTTGCCCTTTGGATCAGGGTAATAAAACAAATATCTTGCTGGGTAGTTTTGGAATACCCTTCCTTGCTTTGGATCTCGTTCAACGACTTTGACAATATCGTTGTCGCGATCCCATATGGCATCTACGTAACTCATAATTTTCTCCTACCGCTTATGGCCGGCAACCTTATTCTTAGCGACTTATGGCTCGCAGGACCGTGTTCAATAATATTTATCGTGCTTAAAACATCATTCGGAAGAGTCCGATTGTGTCGATCGTTGTAAGCAGAATGTAATTAGCCAGCATGCCAAAGGAACGCCGACTATAAGCGCACCAAGCATAGATAGCACAACCTGTAATCCAAATTGGGTACAAGACAATAAGGGGAGGAGTAGGCACGGTTGTGGCCATAGTGATAGAACAGCCAATACTAATAGCCCAAGCAAGGACCTCAAGACAAAACCGTACTCGATGACTTTCCCAATCCTCTCGAATCCAGTTATATGTTCCTGCGAATATTTCATTCATTAATCTTCACGGCGGTTTGCATGACCGCTGATGTCCACAATAGTTTCGAGATCATCAAATTCACGGAACACTTGATCCCATTGATCTTTTTGTG